CTACTCTGTATAGCAACACTGCTACTGCTCTGACAACTGCAGGTGCTACCCTCACACCACCTACACAATCAAGCTACAACCCTATGAATCTGTACTCTACTCAGAGCATGGCGGAGATCTCTACTGAGATTAAATACTACCTTCGTGGTACAGCTATTGATGATGCAATACGTGAAGCACTTGAGATACCAGAAGTATATCAGGGTGCGCAGAGTGAAGAAGAGCCAGATCCCAATATCACAGACCCAGACGTTCTCAGGGATGCTCTACAGCCTGAGCCTATCACTGTAGAGGAACTACCTGACGTTATTGTTGAGGCTGGTGACACACTCACAGCTATTGCTGAAGCAAACAACGTACCTGTGCAAGATGTCATTGATGCCAATCCACAGATTGCTAACCCTGATATGATCCGTCCTGGTCAAAAGGTTAACATACCTTCTAGCCTTCTCACAAAACAAGAGATGCTAGATGTAAACAAACCGCTAGGCGATACAAAAGTAGTGGCAGCTAACGTAGATTTTGACTTCATCAAAGATCGTGAGGGTTACAAGAAGAAAATGTACGTACCTAAGAGTGCTGGTAAGGTGCTAGGAAAATCTGGCCCTACTATTGCGTCCGGTTTTGACTTAGGGCAACGCAATGAAGCAGACTTAAAGGGCTTACCTCCTGCACTGGTGAAAAAGCTAAAGCCGTACTTGGGTAAAAAGGGGTCTGTTGCAGACGCATATGTAAGGAACAACCCCCTAACCCTGACAACTAAAGAAGTAGATCAGATTAACAAGTTTGCTAAGAAGCAGGAAATAAACAGGCTTAAAGATGACTGGGAGGCTGCAAGTAACGTAGCTTTTGAAGACCTAACTAAAGAGCAAGCTACGGTAGTTGCATCTGTAGCATTTCAGTATGGTGATTTACCTAGTAAAGCACCTACTTTTTGGAAACATGTCACCAATGACGATTGGGATAAGGCAGAAGCAGAGCTAAGAAACTTTGGTGATAAATACACTACACGTAGGACTGCAGAGGCAGACTACTTGGCGGGTAACTAATGCTGGGACTTCCTCTAGAACTTATCACCATGCTAGGCTCCACTGTATTAGGTGGGGTCATGAGCGTGTGGGGCCAAAGCATCAAAGCTAAAGAAGCCCAACAGAAGATGCTCATGGAACGTGCCAGCTTCAATGCCAAGCAAGTGGCAATGGCTCGTGACGCAGGAAAGAACGATAAACATTTTGCTTGGACACGAAGACTCATTGCATTATCTTCAGTCTTTGCTATTATTGTTCTACCAAAGCTAGTCGCTGTCTTCTACCCTGAGGTAAGCGTCATTGTAGGTTACACAGAAATTCAAGCTGGGTTCCTCGACTTTATCTTTGGTCCCGGTGAAGAGATGGTAAAGTGGAAGTATGCACAAGGCTTTGTCATTACACCGTTAGATACACACATTGTTTCGGCTATCGTAGGTTTATACTTCGGTGCTGGATTTACTAAGTAGGATATAAAGATGCCAATAGCAGGACCGTTTGATAGACCCATTCCCGGTGAGTCACTTACAGGTGAACCCCGTAATAACCCTTGGGAGCAACCACCCCAGATGTCAGACGCTAACGAGGTAGCCATGTTCTACCTTCAGCGTTTAGATAACGATGAGGTGCTGCAGGACTTTGGTGCTATGGCACAGGCAGGTGTATCTCTAGCACCTATCGTAGAGACTACTTACATGCAGGGTGTCATGCGTGGTCTACACACAATAGACGCTGGGCTTGTTGTAGCTCCAGTCATCCATGCATTCCTAAAGGCTGCTCTTGAGGACATGGGTGTTGCTGTTAAAGACTCTAGTGCCAACCCACAGAAGAAAGCAGAAGATGCAGAGATGCAGCGCTTCCTCATGGTTGCTAACACTATGCTAGATAAAGAAGACTCCGGTGCACCTGATGAAGGTCAGCAGATGGTTGAGTCTATGGTTGAAACGCAGGAGGGAGAACCTGCTGAGGAAGAGATGCCGCAAGAAGAAATGGTACAAGAAGAAAAGCCTCAGGGCTTGATGGCAAGGGGTTAACACACAATGGCATTCAACAGAAAAGAGTTCTTAGCTGGATTCCTCAACCAAGTATCTGGCGGTATGCAGAAGATGCGCGAGGACGCAGCTGACTACAAGACTAAACAGGAAGAAGCCTTTGAGCGTAACCAATCCCTGATTGCTACTCGTACCTCACGTGCTGATGCAGCCGTTGCTTTGGGTAAAGAAGCTCTTCAGTATATACCTGAGGGTGCTAAATCTAAGGCTATGGTTCGTACCGCTATTGCCTCAGGTATGACAGGTGTAAGAGAGTTTCGTGATAAGCTTGCAGCCGCACACGCAGAGGCAGGCTTAGGTGCAGGTGAAAAGCTATCAATCAATGATATCGAAGCCGTCATTAGTATGCCTAACATTCCAAGCATTGATCAATCACTCATCGATATGTCACTTGAGCAATTTGCTAGGAAGTCATATGGTGCTACAGGTGAGGCTAGGCCTGTCGAAGATGACACAGGTGTTGTCGGTAGACTCTTTGGCTTTGGTGCTAAGGAACGTGTACAAGAAGAGTTACGTGAGATGCCAGGTATGGGACAGATGTCCATTGCTGATGTTAACGCCGCTGCACGTATGGCTGAGTTTAACTCTCTCATCCCTAACGCTGTAATGTCTTTCTCTGAGATGGAGCGCTTCGGTAAGACGGATAGCTTTACTTTTTCTAGAGAGATCACAGAAGAGTATGATGAGCTAGTTACATCTGATGCAGCAGACGCTATGGCAG